CGGTTTAACAAAGGATGACGCTCTGGAGGTAGATTCATTGGTGGATGACCATTATTGTGAGTCCGTTAGTGTTTATGAATCCATGCTTGAGCTAGGTGTGTGTCCTGAACAAGCTAGGATGGTATTGCCACAAGCCATGCTCACTACTACGGTTACAACAGGGACCTTGCTGGGCTGGTTTCATATGTATAAGCTACGAACGGAAGAGCACACCCAAAAAGAGACTCAAGATTATGCTAATGCTATCGGAGAGTGTATGGCTGATCTATTCCCTGTGAGTTGGGAGGCATTATGCGAACACTGCTTATAACGGATCTCCATTTTAATGATAAGCCCAAGGGACTCCTGGCCGCGCAGTATAATTGTATCATTAAGCTTATCAGGGACGAGAAGCCTGAGGAGGTTATAATCATGGGAGATCTGATGATGCTTAGGAAGCCTTCTCCTAGCGTTCTTCTCGCGCTCAAAAGAGTAGTAGACTACACCAAAGAAAAGAAGATACATCTTACTATAATAAGAGGGAATCATGACAGCGAGACAAAAGCTGATGATGGGGTGACCGCTTTGAGCCTGTTTGATTATCATGCTAATGTTATAACTGAGTTTGACATTGACCACAACGCTGACAGAGTATACATTCCTCACTATGAAAATGAAGACCGCATTAAACACTTGCTTAAACAAGTTCCTAAAGGGTACACTATGTTTGGGCACTTCGGTTATCATGGTTCTCTTAACTCCGCTGGTGATGCTGATTTCAATCTTAGCCTGTCTGATTTTTGCACTCCTAGTTACCTGGGTCATGTTCACGGATATGTTAAGAAAGATAATGTAACTATTTTGGGAACTCCTTACACCACTAACTATGGTGAAGCCTATAAGGATAGTTTTTATGCTATCTTAGATGATGACGATGTAGCTACTCTGCATACTTTAGATCATGGTCCAAGACATTTAGTTTTTAGAGCCAAAGATTTGGAAGAGGAATTGAATGAAATTAATGACCCTGCATATTTCACTATGCTCAGGGTGATGGTAGATTCCGATCACTATCCTATACCATACGAGTTATTGGAGGTTCCGCATATAGATGTTAAGTATGCTCCCGTGTTCAATGAGGATGAATTATCATCCTATCGCCCAGAAAGAGAGTTGTTCTCCATTAATGAAATGATTATAGAGGACTATGTTAATGAAGCGGCTTCAACAATTTCTAAAGAAACTTTGATGCGAGGGTATAGGTTACTTCAAGATGAAGATTGAAAAAATAACGCTGCAAAATTTTTATTCATATAAAAATGAAGAATTTATTCTAGGAGACTATAGTGGTCTGACCTTGATTAAGGGGGTGAATAAAGATACAGGAGGCTCCAATGGCTCAGGTAAAAGTGTTTTAATCGAAGCAGTGTACTTTGCTCTCACGGGGAAGACCATTAGAAAAAGTACTGAGGATAGCTTAGTAAATAATGAAGCTAAAAAACATTGTGTTGTACAAATTGAATTAGAACACAAGGGGTCTTCAGTTGTGGTAACGCGACAAAAAAAACCTACCAAATTAGAGTTCTTAGTAGGAGGTGAGAATCGTACTCAACAGTCTGTCATTACTACTCAAGCTGCCATAGATGAGTTCCTTAATATAAACCATAAGGTCCTCCTTGCGTCTATGTTCTTTGGGCAGTCTAACGATTTAAACTTTTTAGATTGTACTGCTGATGATAAGCGTACTATTATTAGAAATTTCTTAAACCTGGACGATATTTTTCAAATGAGAGATAGGATACGGGATTTTAAGTCCACCTTTTACCAAGATGTGAAGACTAAAGACGCGATTATCCATGAGAAGCAGAACAGCATTAAAAAATTAGATAAAAAAATTAAGGAGATTGTGGACGCTCAGGAAGAGTACGGCAGATTCGTCGGCTATCCAGAGGATCTTACTTTGGATTCTATCTTAGAAGAGGAAAAAAGTTATTCATCTATACAATGGCAGCGGGATAACCTCGTTAGTAAGTTAGCACAAGAGGAGAACACCCTTGTTAAGAATAAGAAACTGCTCAAGAATCCTGAAAAGACTAGCAACTGCCCAACCTGTAGCCAGTCCCTGCCTAAGAAAGTGTTCACTAAAAATATAGAAAAGGAAGTTGAGGCAGGGCATAAAGCCATAGGATGGCTAAAAGAAAATATTCGTAAGCACGAAGGGGAACTAGTGACACCCCGCATTTCCTCTACAGATTATTCTAAATACTTATCCTATAAAGAGTTGTGTCGAGATAAGACCAACTACTTTGAGTTAAGGCATGATCTGGCTGATGAGATAGCGACTCACCAGAGACAAAAAGAGGAGAGCAAGATCCAATACGAGGTGATGAGGTTTTGGGAGAAAGCTTTTTCGGAACAGGGGGTTGTTAAATACATTATTAATAACATCTTAGAGTATTTTAATGAACGGTGTAATTATTACCTCTCATACTTAACAAATTCTAAATATTCTGTAGAATTTGATCAAGAATTAGCGGAAAAAATTGAAACAAGTGGTAGACTTCTATCATATATATCATTGTCTGGGGGGGAAAAGCGGAAGGTAAACCTCGCTATCACCCTAGGTCTCAAAGATTTGCTGCTTCTGACCGATAAATCTCACATAGATTTATTATTCTTTGATGAAGTGGCTGAGAATATTGATGAGGAGGGAGTTCAGGGCCTTTACCAATTACTTCAAGAGATTAAAAAGGACAAGACTATTTTTATCATTACCCACAACAAGCATCTGAAGACTCTTTTGGATTCCTCTAAACGAGTTACTATTATAAAGAGCAAAGGAACATCTAAAATAATTAACTAACATGGCAATCACCAATTTATCACCACTAGGACAAGAGATTTTTGAAGCTCGATATGCATACCCAGGCGAGACCAAGTGGGGAGAGAGAGCACGGATGATTGCTAAAACCTTAGCTTCAGCCGAAAGAGATGAGGACAAAGAACGAATTGAAAAAGCAATCTATGAAGCCGTGGGGTCTGGAGACTTTATCCCAGGGGGTAGAATTATCTTTGGTGCTGGGCGCAACCGTGGGAATCATAACCTGCTTAATTGTTATGTTATTATTCCAGAGGATAGTGTCGATTCCATTGGTAAAACTGTCCAAGATATGTACAGAATTTCTTGCGCGGGTGGAGGCGTAGGCTTTAATGTTTCAAAGATTCGTCCTAGAGGAGATCATATAGGGAGTGTAAAGAACTCAGCCCCAGGTGCGGTGTCAGTTCTTCAAATGATTAATGAGGTAGGTGAACATGTCAGGGCTGGAAAGAATCGCAGAACTGCTCTTATGGGCATACTTAATGTTACTCACCCTGATCTTCTTGAGTTTCTATCTGTAAAATTAGATCAAGGACAACTTAATAACTTCAACATTTCGGTAGCTATTACCGACAGATTCTTGGAAGCTATTGAGTTGGACGAGGATTGGTATTTCACTTTCAACAATAAGGAATATTGCTCTTATGAGGTCCACAGAAAAACAAGCGCAGCCCAGGGAGAGATCATTCGGGTGATAGCTCAGGACGAGGAGGATGCCCTTGCCCGATCCGAGAATTTCCACAAGAAAAATTGGACAGATTGTTTTGAAGTAATTGGCCGTAAAGACATTAAGGCCAGAGACTTATGGGATATGATCTGGAAAAACTCTGTAGAATCTGGAGATCCAGGCATCTATAACATAGACTTTGCTAATAAATACACTAATGTCTCTTATTTTGAAAGCTTGGACTCGACTAATCCGTGCGGTGAAATATCCCTCCCCTCATACGGGAATTGTTGCCTTGGCAATGTTAACCTTAGTAACATGGTGCTTGATGACTGTTCTGATCTTGATTGGAAACGGTTAGCTCGTACAGTCCGTACAGGTATTAGGTTTTTAGATAACGTACTCACGGTAAATAAATTTCCAACCGACACTTGCAAGAGAGTCGGGGAGAGATCTCGTAGAATTGGATTGGGCGTAACTGGTCTGCATTATATGCTTATTAAACTGGGAATAAAATACGGTAGTGAAAAGTGCTTAGAGTTTTTAGACCGACTATTCACTACCATACGAGATGAATCGTACAAGCAGTCTATTTATATCGCTAGGGACAAGAGCCCATTCTCAGAGTTTGATTACAAAAAATATTTAAATGAAGAATTTGCGAAGACGCTTCCTGCGCGTATTAGGATGCTTATCAAACGATACGGCATTAGAAACGCTGTTATGCTTACAATTCCTCCTTGTGGGACTATATCAATGCTCCATGGAGTATCGTCTGGCATTGAGCCTATCTTCTCTGCTATGTATAACCGCAGGTATCGTCATACTAACATATGGAAGGAGCAATTAGTTGTCGATCCACTATTCAAAGAATGGTACAAAGAGGGCCGAGCGTTGGATAACTTCGTCGGAGCCTACGATGTGGCCCCCGAAGATCATATTAGGGTACAAGCTACGGTCCAAAAGTACATGGATTCCTGCATCTCCAAAACCATCAACCTCTCCGCTGACACAGAACCTCAAGACTTTTCTCAAGCAGCGTTGGATTATGCTCCGTACCTCAAAGGGCTTACGGTTTATCGTGCTGGCTCTAAAGGGAATGAACCGTTAGAAGCTATCCCGCTAACCGAGGATAACATTCGGAAGTACATGAAAGAGGAAAAGGAAGAAGCTGTGGCTGTAGGGGAAGCGTGTTCTCTGGCTGGAGGAGAGTGCGGTGCATAGAAGAAGCAACAGAGAATTAAATCATGATGCTTGGGAAATACTACACACCTTTCGATCACATGACGATATCTTTAAACGCTTTCCTAGAACAAAATTCAGATCACATTGGGTAGGAGCTAAGACAGGTTTTAATTTAACTCTTAAGAGAGTTAAGAAAGCTATTAGAGAGGCAGAGAATACTCAAAAAATGGGAAGAAGATTATCTATTTCTGAGTTTGAGGCTTTAGAGGGGTATAAAATTAAAACCCCTTCCTTATCCTTCTTGAAAGACAGGGCTCTCGAAAAGTACGAGCAAGGTAAGAGGGATCACATTCAAAATATTGATAAAATGGCAGAATTAATTAAAACCGATCCTGATATATTTCCTCCCGCTATAAAGGTAGGGAATGTACAAACTGGAGGAAGAACTAGAGATGCTCTATGTAGGCTTGTATGGGGTTACGGCTATAACTTTATTGATGTGGACTTATCCAAGTACGGAGAAGGAAGCAAGAGTGCTACACGCAGAGTTAACTGGATGAAGGGCTCTCCTTCGGCTGGAGCTATTAGAGAGGCAGAATTATCTATGCTAGGGAAAAAGTTGCGAGGGAGTACTTTACTATGACCTACTATGAATGGGTTTGTCATGACTGTGAAGTGCTGTGGGAGGAAGACCACCCTATAGGTACGGCCCCTAAAAAAACTCCTTGTCCTGAGTGTGAAGAGTTACGAGAGAGGAATTGGGCAGGAGTTACTACCTTTCAAATGAAGGGAGATTGTCATACCAACCGAGTAAGAATGAGAAAGTATCATACTGAGGGTATGGATAAGGATACTGCGGAAGAGTATTATGATGCAGCTATAAAAAGAACAGAGAAAGGATTAAGAACTGGGTGGCAGCACTACTCTAAAATTACTCCTAATATTGAGGTGCAACACGCAGCAGGGGCAATTACCAAAAGAACTGACCAAGAGGCAAAAAATGCAATGGAAAGGGCCAAACAAATGACAAAGGCTGTCTATAATGATAATGACATTGATATTTCCGAGACTCTCACACGCAAGCCCCAATAATGCAATACGATTTTAGTGACAACATCCAGAGAGGGATACTCTTTCTCTCTAAGTACAATAAAGATTTTTATCTTCAGATTTCGTCCCTAGTTAAGCCAGAGTATTTTGAATACCCTATCCACGCTAACTTTTTTCAAGCTATTAAGAAGTATTATGAGGAGTATCATGATATTCCTAAGGACCTCCACCTCCTAGAGTGCATTAAAGAATATAAAGGAACAAAGGAGGATCTTTCGGACTACGACGATGAGATCCAGCGTATCAACAGTATGGACGCTTCCTGCATAGGACATACTGATTTCTTCTTAGATCTTATTGAGAAGTTTGCCCAACGAGCAGCAATGAAGGATGCTATTACCAATAGTATAGGGTTGCTTAAGGATGATAAGATGGGAGAGATTGAGGTTTTGGTTAGAGATGCCTTGTCTATTAACAGGAATGTTGATCTAGGCCAAGCTTATTTCAAGGGAGTATTAGAGAGGTTTGAGAGAAGCCTTAAAGATAATGCAGCGAATCGCTTCCCTCTAGTATTAGATACTCTTACCAAAGAATTAGATGGAGGACTCAGCCCGAAGGAGCTTGCGATGGTGGTGGCACCCCCTGGTGTTGGCAAAAGTTTATACTTAGTTAACCAGGGGGTCCATGCCCTTATGCAGAACAAAAAGGTACTCTACATTAGTTTGGAAATGAGCGAAGATAAGATTGCTGCTAGGTTTGATTCAGTAATGACGCTTATAGGGCAGAAGAAACTTAAAAATAATTTGAGTCTCTTGCAAAAGAGGCTTGGCATTTTTAATGATAAGTTCCCAGAGGGTCAGTTAATGATTAAGGAGTTCCCTACTGGGCTTGCCAATATTAATGATATAAGATCTCTCTTGGTGCAACTTCATAATTATGAGGATTTCATTCCTGATGTTATTCTAGTTGATTATCTTGAGCTTCTTCGCTCCACTAGGGATGGGTTAGCTGAATATCAAGCACAGCAACGGATCTCCGAGGAGCTTAGGGGTTTAGCGGTGGAAACAAATGTGTTGCTTTGGACCGCTACTCAAACCAATAGACAAGGGAGATCAGTTAAATTAATTACGGATTCAGAACTTGCAGATGCATACGGTAAGATTAGGACTTGTGATTTTGCAATCTCTCTCAATCAAACTGAGGAGGAGTTTGATGATGGTCAGATGAGATGTTATGTGATGAAGTCTAGGAATGGCAAGCAGAGGTTTGTTGTCCCCATGTCTGTAGACTACAATACTCTTACTATGAGTGAGTTGGATCCTTACGATAATGACGGAGAGTAAGCACATTTTTGATATAATTGCCGATAACCCTAAGTTACAAACTGTTAATGGGGGCTGGGCAGACTTCTCAATTAAGATTACTTCAGGATTGCATACTAAAGCAGTTAACTGTTGGGGACTCTGTAATTTTGATACTTATGAAATACAACTTGAAAAGAAAATGGAGGATGCTCCTGCTAGAGAAACTTTGCTTCATGAGATCTGCCATATGCTCCTTGAATTCTGTGGGTTAGGAGGGGGCGACGAAGAATCAGAAGAATCTATAAGCACTACCAATGAAAAGCTGACTATAACTATGTCCCGAGCGATGATTATGTTTGCTCGATTGAACCCCGAACTTGCTAAGGAATTATTATGCCTAAATTAGATATTAATGAAATTGTTAACAACCTAGATATGGAGACATATAATGAGATATGTCAAAACATTACTCGTATAGATAGAAGCAACATGGATGTAGAGCTTTCTCGCCATGCCAGCCACTACTCTTATTACTCTGCTATGCAG